GGGTGCCATGGCGGGGTCGACGGCACATAAACCGTTCGTAACCCGTGGCCCTTGGTAGGTAGGTGAGGAGCCTCACTCTAATCCGGAAGGGGGTCGTTCTACAGTAACGACTCCCTATTAGAGTGTGGTTTGCTCTCCTAACCTTTCGAGGGGGGAACCTCTACTTGCCATCGTAGGGGCCCGAGGTCTATTTCGGTACTCCTCTGGTCGCCCACGGTCCTTAAGTAGAGGACCCAGTGTAGCGAACTGGGGTGCCAGTCCCTGTTGAAGGGGTTGGTGCTTAGCGAGACTTGAGTTAATACAAACCTTATGTCCGCTAACCGTTTCAATGATACGAAACCGGCTAAATTCGCAAAATCCCGAAGGATCAAACGAGTTAGCGCGCACCTGACAAGGTGGGCTAGGGTGACAAGGCTTGTCACTTGGGTCCAGAGGGAATATTTCCCTTCTGCTAAGGGGTTCCAATCTCCCTTCTATATCTTCATTCGGAAGACTTTCAACATACTTCGGTGTGAGGGTGTAAAATCCCTCATCGAGTATGTCCGAAGTGCTAGAGTTGAGTATCTCCAGTACCTAGGAGCTGAAAGTCAGTCCGAAAGGAGAATTTGGGCGAAACGCCTTAAGAGGCGGTGGGGTCGAGGACCTCGGAACGAGGTAGTGCTGAAAACTGAGAACACGGATATTATCCGTCTAGTCCTCACAGTACTAACCTGTACGAGGTGCTTTACCCTACCTGTTAAGATGGATATCTCTTCTATTGTGGCCCCTAGTAGGGCTACTCTAGATTGAGATTCCTATCTTAAACATATCCCTGCCTTCTGACACTATGTGTGAGGAGGCCCGGGTTATGCTCTTAAGGCGCCACCTGTGTTCTCTAAATATCACTTCTCCACCAAGGCTGGACCTAACGGTCCGGCCATGTGGTCTTGCTTTGAAGACCTGCACATCCTTAAGGAGTCAGGCATCCTTCCTAGCATCACCTACATTGGTGGCGAGAAGCTCTGGGAAAACCTAGAGGTTCTCATGGAGTTTCTTCCTGACCTACGAGAGTCATTCCCAACTAAGGAAGGGAGGTCTCTTCGTAAGCTTGTCGGCCTCCCCGATAAGGAGGGGAAGACACGGGTAATTGCAATTCTTGACTATTTTAGTCAGACTTGCCTGAGACCAGTTCATAGTGAACTGTTCTCTTACCTGAGGAAGATCCACCAAGATGTGACATTTAATCAGGG